TTTAAATGTATAAATTGGTTAGCAAAGAAAACTATTCCCAGCGACGGAAAAGCCTGCAATTTTTTATTCTGGGAATCAACTAAATCATTCTATTTTGGTAGTTTAGAAACTTTATTTCAAAATGGAAATTCTATAGGTGATTACAGATATGCAGCAACCGGTGTATCTGTTGGCACTGACGATATAGAAGAAAAGATGACTTTAATCACAGAGTTATCTGTACAAAATGGACTTGACTATGTTGTAGGATTAGATTCTGGGTATTTTGCAAGTAAATTAATTTCATTAAATTTATACAATAAAAAACAAGAAGTTACAGAATACGATCACGTTGAGCAATACTCAAAATATAAACACTCGACACAATATAATCCTTCTCCTTTATTTTCAACGAATGCGATTACCCGAAATGTAAATTCTCATGTGCGTGTTTATCCTAAATATCCTAATCTGCACACCGGAGTTAAAAAGAATTATAATGAACGCATGGGTGAAATTTATGGCAATAGATTATCAAATATAAAAGAGTTGAGCAATTTAAAATTAAACATAATAATACATGGCCGAACAGATATAGAAGCTGGGCAATTTATGAATGTAAAATTTCCTGATATGGATCCTCCTAGCGAAGCTGATATTGCCAAAGATAAAATTGATCCTAAGTATTCTGGAAGATATTTAATAACTGCAATCAACCACAAAATTAATATATTAACTCATAGTATATCTATGGAAATAATAAAAGATTCGTTTGATCCTGCTGCCGCAACTTTAATAGATGCCACAAATGTATCAACTACTGCGTTTTGAAAGATAATTATGAATAACCTATATGGCGGACAAAATTTTACCTGGTGGGTAGGGGTAGTTGAAGATAGACAAGATCCCGAAAAATTAGGTAGATGTAAAGTAAGAATATTTGGATATCATATAGATGATTTGACCGTGTTGCCTAAAGCAGATTTGCCATGGGCTATTCCCATGCAGCCGATAACATCCGCAGCTACATCTGGTATAGGTATCGCTCCGGTTGGCCCAGTTGAAGGTACATGGGTATTTGGGTGGTTCTTAGATAATGAAGAAGGGCAACAACCTGTAATGATGGGAACCCTTGCAGGTAAAAATGAAAAACATCCAAATGCAGATAAAAAAATTGCGCAAGATCAATTGGCTGCGAACAATCTATTAACAACTTCTTCGGGAAATCCTGTAACCGATAGTTCAGGTAATTCAATACAAACTGGAACGGATGTTGCAGATTCTAACTATGATCAAAATTCATCATTTTTAAATCATCCAAATAATCCAAAAGCTAAATCTTCAGGCCCTTTAAACAATCCATCGGATGTAAAGGCCAAAGCATTCAAAGATCCAAATGGAGTGTATCCTAAGATCGAGTATTCAGAAAAACCCGACACTAATAAATTAGCAGCAGAGGATAAATCACATAAGTATTTTGCGTTAAAAACTAAAAATAGAAAAACAAGTATATCCAAAGCGCAATCAACGGGAACATGGGATGAACCGGAATCGGCATATAACGCCTTGTATCCGTACAACCAAGTTATTGAAACTGAAGCAGGGCATGTCATTGAATTAGATTCTAGTCCAAATGCTGAAAGAATTCACATATATCATAAAAAAGGATCCTATATTGAAATAGATGTAAATGGTTCATCTGTTAAAAAGACTATAGGAGACAGTTATGAGCTAACTGATAAAAATGGATATGTGTATGTTAAAGGTGCATATAATTTAACAGTAGGTGGCACTACAAAAATACTCGTACAAAATGATGCAGACATTGAAGTAGACGGCGAAGCCAGTATTTTAACACATAGATCTGCTTTAGTGCAAGCGGCGCAAACAGTTCAAATAGTTGGAGATGATATTAAAGTATCCGGCAAATCTAGTGTACAAATTACAAGTGACGGGCCTGTTAACATACAAGGTAGTAGTATCACACTAAATGCAAAAACCGGCGCATTTGCTGCAAAAGCTGCAAAAGAAGTTGCATTGCAAGCAGGCACAACCGCAAGTGTAAAGGGCGGATTAGAATTGTTATTAGATGCGGCAACCGTAAAAACAAAAATGGGGTCAATACAAGTATCTTCTACTAAGCTTCCTGTACCTACTCCACCCGAAGTTAAATTACCTACGCCTGTAATTATTAAAGATTCAGTAAGACCCGATAGCCCAGAGAGTATATTCTTAGGAGATTCTTTAGAAAAAAGTGCAGAAACTTTTACTGCAGCAAGGATTAAAAATAATGAAATTACTACAAACTTAGAAGATCTAACAACATTATCTAGAGATACTAATACAGAAAAATCTTCATCGATAACCAGAGGCGTTCAACCAACACCGGTAGATGTATCAGAATTTGCAGGATTGAAGACTTTCCCAGATTCTATGAAGTTATCAAAATATTTTACGTTAGGAGATCTTTCAACCAGAGCCGCTGCTTCATCGTACGCAGTCAGGGATCAAGGTGGACTAACATCTGCTCAGATTGTAGGAAATCTAAAACACTTATCTGTAAACGTATTAGATAAAATAAAAGAACAATATCCTGATATGATTATAACCAGCGGGTTTAGAAGTAAAAATGAAGGATCGGATCATGATAAAGGACAGGCAGTAGATATACAATTTACAGGCAGGTCAAACGATGATTATTATGATATTGCAAAATGGATTGAGGCAAATACCCCATATAAACAAGTATTGCTAGAATATGCTAAAAAACCAAATGGAAAAATAGTTGCTTGGATACACGTTGCGGCAGCTAGCAACGGATCAAAATCTGCAATGCCTATAGGTACACTGGTAAATCACAGTGCCAATGCTCCTGGGGCTCGCAATTCGTTTGTAAATTATGGATAAAAATTACTACATAAATAATAATGTTCTAGCCTCTTACCAAAAACAATAAATATAAAAATGGCAACCGTAAATCGAATTGTACGAAGATATACAGATTTAAATCTGTTATTTAAGCCGCATCCTTATTCAAAAGATGTTTTAACTAGAACAAATGCTGACGCAGTAAAAACTGCTATTCAGAATTTAATTCTGACAAAAAATTATGAGAGACCATTTCACCCGGAAATAGGTAGTCAAGTTAGTGCGTTGATTTTTGAAAATTTTATACCATCTACAATTACTGCATTAGAAAAATCAATTGAAACCACTATACGAAAATTTGAGCCAAGGGCAAGAATTATAGATATTCAGATTATTGATAATTCTGATAAAAATGCAATTGATATAGAAGTAACATTCGCACTTAGTAATACCGAAGAACCTATAACCGTAGCAACAACTATTAGCAGAGCAAGATAATGTCCAATCTAAGAATAGCGGAATTAGATTTTGATACAATAAAATCAAATCTAAAAGACTTTTTAAAAAATTACGTTGATGACGATGGTGCACCATACTTCACAGACTTTGATTATGAAGGATCTGGGCTATCTATTCTGTTAGATGTACTATCTTATAATACACACTACAATGCTTACTTAGCAAACATGGTAGTTAATGAGATGTTTTTAGACTCCGCAGTTAAAAGAGCATCTGCAGTTTCTATTGCAAAGCATTTAGGATATACGCCAATTTCTACACAAGGGGCAAGAGCGCTATTATCATTCGAAGTTGACTCCCCTACGAATAATCCAAACTTTTTGACACTTGAAAGATTTACTCCATTTACAACCACTATAAATGAAAATTCTCTAACATTTGTTAATTTAAATTCTGTAACGATACAACCCAATGTTGGAACATATACATTTACTGATGTAGAAGTTGTAGAGGGTATTCCATTAGAATACATATTTACTGCAGATGTTCCTGGTCCAGCAGAAAAATATATAATACCTAATGAAAATTGCGACATTTCATCTATTCAAGTTATTGTGCAAAATTCATTATCAGATACAACAACTACAGTATACTCCTTAGCAGAAGATACCTTAAATATTGACGGAACGTCTAATGTTTATTTCTTAGAAGAAAATACAGCCGATAGATATCAAATACATTTTGGCGATGGTATTTTAGGTAAAAAATTAAATAGAGGCAATCTTGTTAAAGTTACCTATTTAATTAGTAATGGCACGCTAGGTAATGTTTCTGGTAATATTTCTCAAGAATTTTTTTGCGGTTCGCAAATCGGCGGTGGTTCAGTTACTGGTATAATCACACCTACTTCAAATTCAAGAGGCGGAACTTCTAGAGAAACGATTGAAAGTATTAGATTTAATGCTCCAAAATTTGGATCTTCTCAAAATAGAGCAGTTACTGCTGAAGATTATAAAGTATTAATTTCCAAAAATTATCCTTTAGTTGAATCTATCTCAGTATGGGGCGGAGATGACAATGATCCTCCAAAATACGGCAAAGTTATTATTTCATTAAAACCATACGATGGCTATGAAGTAACACAACAAACTAAAGATGACATTTCAAATTTAGTTTTACTAAGTAAACAAGTATTATCTATTGTTCCAGAATTTATTGAACCAGAGTATTTTTATATTAATTTGGCAGTGAATGTAAAATATAATTCTAAAACTTCTACATTGTCTGCAACCCAAATTAAAAATTTAGTTGTATCAACAATACAAACCTATTTCAATAATGATTTACAAAAATTCGATAAGGATTTTATTTATTCCAAATTATCGAGAACAATTGACGCATCCGACAATTCAATTGTTGGTAATTTAATGACTGTTAAACTACAGAAAAGAATAAC